GGGAGGGAATGAGTCGTTCATCAACGACCTTATTCATTCTCCCAGCTATGAAGTTCCTTGTGATATTAGTCATATTATTTCAACCACTTGTCCATTCCACGTAGATTCATTAATAGTCTACCTGGGTGAATATTACTCAATCTTATTTTAGAATTTCTCAGAAGAGCAGTCTTCTCTTTTCTTGCACGGTTTACAATATACTCCTGTACACCAAGCTTTGAGCTCAATATTTCATATGTAATGTACGCATAAATAAATTTTTCAAACAATTTATTTACACTAACAATCGCATCATTCCCATTCTCCATGCCATCAGATATGTACTCTAACACCACAGATTGACCATACATGTCTGAGTTAAAGTTAATCACACCACTCTTGATGTCAATATTAAATGTAGGGTTGAAGTTAGCGGTCTCATTGTTTAGTCCATATCTGGCTCCAATGCCGTATTCAAAATACCAGCCACCATCTATGTTCCATCCCTCTTGACCATTGTATGGGCTACTAGAATTTAAGTAAATACTTTTCTTGACACCTTCTAATCTTTGCAAGTCAATCTCAGAAAATTCAGGAGACAATGCATTACCTTGTTGATCAAACAATATCCTTCCGATATTATCCTGTAGGTACGCATTAGAAGAAAGGACTTGAATGTTCTCAGTTAAAGGTCTTAGATACCCATCCTTGTATAGACTTACCCTAACCCAGTTGACGTAGTCAGATGGTAGGATATACTTAAGTGTATCATTTACAGTTAGTTGTAATACTTTTATCTGCTTGAACGCATCGTAGTTGAGCTCCTGTATTGCTCTCTTGGCATGGAATAAAATCTTATACCGCTCCTCATTATTTATCAATGAGTGGTTTCCAGAGTACATCAATAAGAAGTTATTGACAACGTCCTGTAAACTAACATACTGGTACGATCCCCAGTTTGAATCTACAGGAGTTACTCCGTTATTTTCGTAGTAATTTTCTTGAGTGATGTATGCCATGATTATTGTGATTGTTTTTGTTCTTCAGCTCCTCCAAATTGAACCGCCTCAATCTCACGTATAGACATTCCAGCATACTGAAGAATTTTTGATACTAATTTTATTTCATCCTCTATAGGTACTTCAAAGTCTTGGTATCCTAAGCCAGCCGACTGATTGAACACAGGCTCACCATTAGTTAGTGTAGTGAATGTCCACTTAGGGTCCTTGGGGTACCTGAAGTAACTGGCATCCACCTCGTTAGCAAGATTAATTGTTGATGGGTACACAGTAAGTATGTTACCTTCCTGAGTATAAGCCGGAAAAGTTTCAGTAGGCGCAGTCAAGTTAGAGGTAATCAACATGGTAATCTTACCATGCGTAACCTTCTCTGCCTCACCCTTGAATATTCTAGTAGCACCAGAAAAATCATAACAAAGAACTTTATTGATCATGTAGTAATCAAACCCAGTCGTTGCTACTGATGGTAGGTAAAATCTATTTGTAGCCGCAGTCACCTGAGTGAGCGTAGACGTTTTAGAAAATAACTCCAGAGATTCTGCTAAAGCCTTATTTATATCTGCGTAGTCAGTACCTGAAACACGAGCATTCTCCTTGTTAATAATAGTATTATACTCAGAAAAGTACTCTTCAAATATTTCTAGCTGAGCCTGCTTGGCAAACAGGTTGAAGTCAGAGGGGGAGATGTAGCCGTAATTATTCTTATTCAGAATTGCCAATACGGTATTTCGAACTGAGTTGATCATTCTAGTCTTTTTACAAATATAAACAAAAAAAAAGAGGGTGTTATTACACCCCCATTTTTAAACTTAACCCTAAAAACATGATATTACAAATCTAAATTATTTTCTAGCATTTTCAAAGCATCAATGCCATCATCTGTCTTTAAAAATTGAGACACGGCAAAGTATGGATCGTCACCATAAGATACAGTAAGCATCTTCTTCTTTAATGATGGGGTATTAAACCACACTTCCTTGTTGTTATTTCTAAATGCCAATAACTTATTCTCAAAGAATACGTGAATGTTTGACTGAAGCTTTAGCATTGGATCATGTAGAATATTTAAGAATCCTTTTGGATCTCTCTTTGCATAAATCAAGATATCACGCTTAAGCTCAGATGTTGTAGACTTGTTTGGGTCTTTGCCAAACAATACTCTAGAAATTGTCTCAAGCTGGTCAACACTAAGTGAACGTGCTTCAATCAATGCGTCTACCTCAGATGTAAGCTTCTCTACTTCCTTAGCCGCATCCTTCTCATAGTCAACCTGAATAAAGGATATACCATTTAGTGGGTGATAGTAAAGGAACTGCTGTAGTACTGGGTTAGTTCTTGAAACTGATAAGAAGCCATTCTCAAATACGATTGGCTCTACAATTGCGTTGCCATCTTGCTCATCCTCAAAGGGAGACTTCTGATTGATGGCATACCTTAATGTCCTGTTGACATTGTTTTCCTCATCAAAGTAAAGGAGTGGGTACCTTCTAGTATTTCTTGATGGTAGTGTGAATGATAAAGGAGCAGACTCTCCCTTGAGTTTGTAAACTTTATCAGAACTTATTGATTGCTTTTTCATTTGATTAGATTTAAAGATTTAAAATAGAGGGGGCCACAGCGACCCCCTCAGTTAATTGTTACTTCTTTGGTTTGAACTTTTTAACTATTTGACTAGCTCCAAACTTACCCTCACCCTTAGCTAAATTCCCCTGACTGGTAACTTTTCCAGCTGGATTCTTAATCATATAGTTATAGGTCTGCTCATCTGGCTTGCCCATGTTTGTGGTATCAATTGACATTCTATATCCCTTTTTACCGACAGGAAAATCCATTAATGGTGCTCTTTTACTAGCAGGCTTTTTTGCTGGTTCGTCATAAATTCTAGAAGCAGTTACTGTAACCTGAGGTAGTGTTTTCGGCCCTCCTCCTTTTTTTGGAACAGGGTCCCCTCCTTTTTTCTTAATAGCCATTGCTTTATTTATTTAAAGTTATAAAAGGAAGGGCCAATCGGCCCCTCCATATTATTTTAAATTAAGCTCCGTATCTGAACAACACGAAGTTGTTTGCACCTAAGGTACATACACAACGCTCAGACAAGAAATTAACCTCCATTGCATCAAGATCGCTAGTCTGTGCACCACCGGCAGAACCAGTAATCCAAGTCTTGTATCTACGATCTTCAGTCTCAGACGCTCTGTAACGAACGTGCAAGAATGGACGCTTAGCGTTCTTACCAAGGATCTGATCGTACACAGTGGTAGAACCAGCAGGTACCAATAGACCAGTAACAGTACCAGTTGCAGATGCACCAGTAGGCAAACCACCACGCATGGTAGGATCGTTCAAGTACTTCCAGTCAGACTTGTAGAAATCATAACCTCTACGGAATCCAGTGAATCCAAGATTCAAGGCCATCTTCTCATCGTTGTCAAATAGACCGTAAGAAGTACCACCAGCACCGTAGCTATTCTGAGCTGCCAACATATCATCAATGTCAAAGCTGAATGCTCTGTTCAAGAAGATTACGTTCTCCTCGATAGATCCCTGCTTGTCAAGACGAGAGATGATGCTATCAAAGTCAGATAGAGTAGTCGGGTTACCACCACCCCATACGTTACCACGGCTGTTAACAGAGTAGAAGATACCTTCAGAACCTTTGTTACCATAGGTCGGGTTCAAAGAAGAGTTAGCTACACCAGAACCTGATTCAGCAGGAACTGATTCAATCATTGCGGTCTCAAGATAGTCTTCAAAACGTAGACGAGTCTCGTGCTCAGACTTCAAATACCAAAGGTATCCAGTCGCACCATTCTCGGTAGTTACTTCTACCCATCCAATCTGAGCCATGTCAGAACCAGATACTGCGTACTTGTCTTTGATGATGATTGGAGAGTTGTCGAAGAACTCATCTTCAGCCTCCAAAGATCCGATCATTCCTACAGTTCCTTTCTTAAATTCAGAACCATAGATCCATACTGAAAGAACAGCAGTTCCAGAGAAAGTCTGTCCACCAGCTTCGTAGTAAGCAACTCCGAAGGTACCAGCAGAAGTACTAACAGTGGTAACGATACCCTTGTTAGAAAGACCTGTAGCGTTATC